AATAGAAACAAAAACGGTTAATATTACAGCTGAAACCGTGAGTATCGATGCAAATACTACAACAACATCTGGAACTACATTATTAGCAGGTGGAGGACTCGGGGTTGCAAGATTGGGTGATAGGGCAGTGGGTTCTGGGAATCATGGCAGCCCTGTAGTTTCGACAATTATTCAAGCATCGAATAAGGCGTTTGCAGGATAATAATTATGCCAATTAATTTAACAAAAGCACAACGTAAAACAATTTCACTAGAAATTTTAGATTTACCTGTTATTGTTAAATCTACAAATGATGCAAATAGTGATTTAAGTAATGTTAGAGATGCTCTTTTATCTAAAGATGCTAATATAAAGATTTTTTATGATAAATATAATGATTCTATCAACGCTTATCAATCTGAACAACGTTGGTTAGATGGGACAACTTATACAGAAGTTTTAGATTCACAAATTCAATCATCAGCGGCACGAGAGAACGGAAATCTATATTTTCCAGTTTCAGAATCTTTTGCTTGGATTAACTATCAACCATATATAAACCCATCATCAACAAATTTAAAAGGTCAACCTATTTCATCTTCAAGCGATCATGAACAAGAAATTACTTCAAATATAGAAAATGTTTTAGGACTTCAATATCTTATAAACTTACTTTTAAATGGTGCAGCTGGTTCTGGTTCAGATACTGGAAGTTTCAATGGATCATCATCATTAACAACCTTATTAGGTATGTTTTCAATTGGTTCATATGTTGAAATTGGTGGAGTTCTTTTACATTTAGATTCACTTCAAATGGATGGAATAACTTATAATGTAACTTTAATTTTAGGTTCAGGGGCCCAATCTGGAACAATAATAGGCGGAACTCCTGCATATTCAAATACTCAAAGAAATTCTTTAATTGGTCCTCAACAAGCATTTTTAACAAATCTTTCTAATGAAATTATTACTAGAATTAGTGATTGGGAAACATCTGTAAATAATCAACTTACTCAATTAAATTCAAATGAAGATGACCGTTCTCCTCAATCTACTGAAATAGCAAGTGCAATTACTAATGCAAACAATACAATATCAATCATTAATACATGGCAAGCTCTTCCAAATACAGGGACAACGGGAAATGATTCAAAATTTACTGATAATCAATTATCACCAATTCAAAGTGAAATATCCAATAGAAGTACATTTGCATCAACTAGAGCTAGTCAAGTAATAACTGCACTTGGAAATTTAAGTCAATCTGCAAATGGATCATTTTCAGGATCTGGTTTATTTTACTTAAGATATCAACAATTAAATAATCGAATCAATATTATTGGAGGTCCTCTTACTGAGTATTATGAGAAAAATAAAGCAACAGATGCTTTACAACAACTTGCCGATACTAAAAATTCTCAATTAAATACTTTTAATGCTCAAATGAAAGTTCAAGCTTTATCAGCAAATGGAAAAGGAACTAATGTTATAAATGTGGCTGATACATCTGTTTTTTCAACATCTGATACAGTTTATTTAGTTTCTGAAACTCAAGCTGAATTAAATGGAACAATTGTAAGTATTGATTCAGCAACTCAAATGAGTTTGTCTTTTGTAGTTTCTGCGGATTATACTATAAGTGATGTAGCTAGAATCTTTAAGCTTTTTTAAAAAATAAATCTCAGTAAGTGCTAAAATAATCATAGATTAGATAGGAGATTTAGATGGCAGTTAGCCCTTCAGACCTTATAAATAACGTTGTAAATAGCTTTCAAAACTTTTTTACACCTAATGGAGATTTTTCTCAAGGAAATTATCCAAAAGATGCGGCAATCTCCCGTGTATTGAATGTAATTCAACGTTCTAATTGGAATAAATTGCCGAATTCTTACACATTTGCTGTTATCAAAAATGAAACTGATACAAGTTTAATTTCTGAATTTACTGAATTTCCTTTACCGCTTAATCCTTCTGAAATCACTCAAGATGAAAATTTTGCAATAAATATCCGACCGACTCAAGGTGGAACAAGTGTTAATCATTCTGGTAATAAATACAAGGAATTAATCATTTCAGGAACTACAGGTATTGCTCCATTTCGTGGAGCTGGAGGCGTTAATTCTTCAACAGGTGAAGCTATTTTTCAACCTAGAGAACTTCGATATGCTTCAGGATATGAAGTATTTCAGCGGCTCAGAAACTATTTTAAAGCTTATCATGAATATAAAAATACATCATCTTCAACTGAAGCACAACAAGCTAAATTAATATTTAAAAATTATAAAGATGGCGAATTCTTAATTATTGAAGTTCCTAAATTTACAATGAAAAGAAATGCTTCTAGACCATTTATTTATGATTATACAATATCGGCTAGAGTAATTGGATTTGTACAATTTAAAAATGAGAATACTGCAGGTGTACTTGGAACAACCTTTGATAAAGCAATAGAAAATATTCAAGATGCTGTCAATAAAATTGATATTGCAAGAGGAGTATTTCTTCGTCAGCGCGATATTTTAAGCCAAGTAGAAGCAACCTATGACCAAGTAGTTTTAGAACCTCTTAGGAAGGTTGGGCTTGCTTTAAAAGCTGTTATAGGGGCAAGTCTAGCGCTTTCAGATGTGGCACCTAGTATTATTCGTAGAAGTCTTTCAACAAGAGATACTATAGAAATTCTCTTAACTATAGATTCAACTCAACGAAAAAATAAAAATACTGGCAATCTAGATTCTAGATTAAAAGATGTTCAAATACCAGTAAATATAGAAAAAACTGTTTCTGAAACAGGACCTGATATTTTATTACGATTACCTGGAGATGCTAGTCAAGCTATACAATTTAGCATATTGCCAATTAAAGCTCAAACTGCTGTTATTGCCGAACAAACTGAAATATTAGAAAATCCAAGAAGCTTTTATGAAAATTTGAAAGTTCAAATTGAACGAGTTCAAGATAATGCAAATGATGCATTTAACTTTAATGATTCTCTTTATGATAATCTTTTTAATCGAACGCCCACACTTATTTCAGAATCTACAAAACGAGCAACCGATGCTGAAATCGAAGTTCTTTATGGTTTAGAACAAGCTGTTACTGCACTTAATCAAATTATAAGTACAAATATTCTTTTCAAAAGTTCCTATGCTGATCGAATTGCTAATGTTAATTCTAAATTTGATACTAGTTTAGGATTAAGAGCCGATTCTGCTGTTAAGGAAATTATTTTTCCAACTGGAATGACATTAGAAAGATTGGCACTTCAACAATTAGGCGATACAAATCGTTGGGGTGAAATTGTCGAATTGAATAATTTAAAACCTCCTTATATAGGAGATACAAATTCTTTATTAATAAATGTCGTTAAACCTGGAGATCGTATATTAATTCCTCAGCCTGTTAGATTTGGATTTGGAAATTCTATTAATATAAAAGAAACTTATTTAAATAGCGATTTAACTGAATTAGAAAAGAATCTAGGAATTGATTTAAAACTAAGTAAAGAAAATGACTTAATTTTAACTAATAAAAATGATTTAGATATTATTCGTGGTGCTAATAATGCAGCTCAATCAATTCTTTTCAAATTAGCAATTGAAAAAGGTGAGATTTTAGACCATCCTTCATTAGGAATTGGATTAAAAATTGGGGACAAAATCCCTACATTAGTTGAAGTTCAAACGGATTTGACAAATACTTTACTTCAAGATTCTCGTTTTGAGAATATTCAAAAATTAGAAATAGATCAAACAAATGGTACGTTTAGAGTCAAATTTCTGATAAAGTTAAAGAATATTGATGTACCAGTTCCTGTTGATTTAAGATTTTAGAGGTAGAAATGGCAAAATTAGAATTAAAAACAAAAAATCAAATCCTTTCAAGCATGATTGCCAAACTCTTAGCTGAAACTGGAGTTAGTGATATAAATCCAGGATCAATTATTCTTACACTTCTTGTATTAGCAGCAACTGAAGATTTTAATCAATATTATCAAATGCTTAATATTATTCGAAATTATAATTTAGATACTACAACTGGTAGTGATCTTGATGATAGAGCATTTGAATATGGATTAACTCGTTTATCTGCTGTAGCAGCTACAGGTAAAATACGTGTACAACGTCCTGCTTCTTTTGAAAAGGTTTCAACTTTAGTTTATACAGGGCTTCCCGCTCCTGTATCAGGAGATACGACTTTAAGAGTAAATGATGCCTCAAATGTGCTTTTTTCCACCTCTGGAACATTAATTATTGGCAGAGGAACTGCAAATGAAGAAGAAATCACATATTCAACAGCTCCTGTTGATAATACAAATTATTGGGAATTTACAGTTTCACCTTTTTCAAATGACCATAATTTAGATGATACTGTTATTTTAAAACAAGGAACCGATCAATTAATCCCAGCAGGAACAAATGTGAGAGTTTTAGGAACTTCTAATTCTCCTGAAATTAGTTTTACAATTACTCAAGATGTTACTCTTTTATCAGGTGAAGCTGAAGTTGATAATGTTGATATAAGTAGTAATACAATAGGGAGTATTGGAAATATTCCTACGGAGAGTATTACAGGTGAAGATGCCTTTGCTAGTCCTCCTTTTACTGGAGCAAGAGCAACTAATGATTCTAAATTTACAACAGGACGCGATCTTGAAACGGATGAAGAACTTCGAGATCGAATTAAATCTCATATTCAAAGTTTATCTAAAGGAACTGCAACGGCTTTACAAACTGCAATTGTAGGGGCAACGGATGAAGAATCTGCTAAACGAGTTGTTTCAGCAAATATAATTGAACCGACTCTTTTAACTGATCCAGTTAAAATATATATTGATGATGGAACTGGTTTTGAACCTAGTTTTTCTCAACAAGGATTTGAGACAATTTTAACTCAATCAACTGGTGGAGAAGAAAGACTTCAATTAGATATATTTCCAGTTGTTAAAGCTCAAGTTGAAAGTTTCTCCGCTGAACCCTTTGATATGTCGAGTGGTTCATTGACTTTAATCTATACGGTTGGATTAGAATCTGAAACTATTACATTTATTCCTCAAGATTTCGAATTTCCTAATGCCGTCACTGCTGAAGAAGTCATAGCTGTTATAAATGATAATACTACATTATTAGAAGCTAGAACTTCTGAAGTTGGTAAAAAAATTGTATTAAGTGCTATTTCCGATGAAAATGAAGATATTCAAATTACAGGTGGGACTTCTAACTCAATCTTTTTATTTCCAACAGATAAAAAATCTACTTTATTTTTATATATCGATGACATTCTTTTATCCAAAGATGGAAACACAGCATTTATAGATTCAATTACAGAGAGTTTTGATTTTACAACTTTAGGTGCAGACCCTTGGCCTTTAACAATGATTATTGATGGAAGAAGTTCTAATCCAATTACTGTAAATTTTTTAACAAGTGATTTTGTAAATGCAACTTCAGCAACTGCTGAAGAAGTCATAGCTGTTATAAATGAACAGGCACCGGGAGTAATAGCTTCTTTAATTAATAATAGTACTATTGTCAGAATTCAATCTAATACTAAAAATTCTTCATCTTCTAAAGTACAAATTACAGGTGGAACCGCAAATACAGTTCTTCAATTTTCTACTTCAGAAGTTAGTGGAACCGATAAGGATTATACATTTAATCCTTGGTTAGGACAAATTGAACTTACAAATCCTTTAGATTCGAACCAATTAGTTACATCGGGATCTCAATATAC